AATTTCTTCATAGTATGTAGACTTTTGCCCGTCTAAGTGGCTTTTAGCGCTGGCAACTTGCTCTTTAAGCGCTAATTTCTTTCTACGTATATCTCTATCTTCGTCTACATCTTCGTCGTAAGAGAATGTGTCTTCCATAAGGAAGTTAATTTCTTCTGCGTTTAAATGAGGTTTTGTTTGCTTGTAGTATTCATATAGTAAATCTTGATCGTCTAACTTACTATAATCTTGATTAAGCTTAACATAGTCACTTAAATCTCCTCCAGTTTCGTCCATAAAGTCCATTAACTTTTGGATGTTTTCTGGTAATGGTTTTCCAGTAGCCTCAGCTTCCGCTATAGCTTCTTCAACCTTTTCTTCAACCTCTTCGACTTCTTCTTCAGTAATTTCTTCTAATACTGGAGTTTCTTGTGTTTGTGCTTCCGGTTGTACTTCTTCTTGTTCTTGTGGGGCGTCGGCATCTTCAACGCCATCAACCACTCCGCTGTTGTCAGCGTTACTTTCTTTAACTTCATCTTCTTTTGGTGTTGGGGGTTTGCTTAAATCTACTTTTAAAACGCTGTCGTCTCCAGCAGACTCAAATTTACTTTCATCAACTTGTTCAGTTGTTTCTTGCGTAGTCTCTTCGACTACTTCTTCTAACTTTTCTTCCATAATATAATATAATAATAATTAATAATTCTAACTAGGGTCAAAACTACCTAAATCGAATCCGCCACCTAGTATATCATTACCTGCGGACTCAAAGTTTTTAGGTGGTTTACCACCATTTCTTTGCTCAATCATCTCGCTTTGTTGAGTTGCTTGAATTTTTGTTCTTTCGTCTTTGCGATCTTCTTTTTCTTTTTCTCTACTTTTTACACCGTCAACCTCAACGCCCTTAAGCTGCATGTTATATTGAAACTCTAAAGCCATTAACTCTTTTTTCATTTGGACTTCTTGCTGCATTTTTTGCAAGTCAATTTGTGATTGCATTTGACTTAGCTCAGCCTTCCCAGCGTTTAATGCTTGGTTTTTCTGAATATCTGCTTGAGCTGCAGCCTGAGCAGCCTGAGTGTTGGACTGTGTTTGCGCTTGGATGTTCTCCATTTGCAATTGTCTATCTTTTTGCTCTTTCTTTTTTCTACGTATTTTAAGTAATTGATTTGCTAGTTTAATGTTACGTATTTCTCTAAGATCAATAGCGTCCTCTAACTCTATGCTTTTTTGCTGTAAGGCCATTTGAATATTATTTTCAAGCATACCTTTTTCTTCATCATCAGGTTGTAACTCTATAAATATACCAAAGTCATATAAATGTAACTCAGACATTTCTTCTAACGTAGCCACGTTATGAGCTCCAATGGCTTGAATAAACGCATCTTTTGTTGGAGAGTACTCTAGTATATCAGATATTCTCAGCGAAAGACACTCAGCTGTTTCTGCCGTTAAAAATAATCCAGCCTGTAAAATGTGTCTAGTAGCGACGTTTGAATTAGCAGCTGCTAATTTTTGCACCCCAACTAAAGCATTTTTATCTGGCATACTACCATCTCTAGCCTCATTAAGACCAGTTACATCTCTAATCATTTGTAGATAGTAATTATAATTACCGATAAGGGCTTGCATTTTATTTCCACCAGATCCAGATGTAATTTCTTGAATAGGAACTTTACCTGGATTCATATCACCTTCTGATGTGAAACTTCTCCCTATTACAGATCCGGTTTGGAAGAACATGTTTAAAGCTTCTTGCGGATTGTAATTGGTTCCATTACCTAAGTCAACCTCAGCCAAACCATCAGCGTCAAGATAAACACCATCCGGAACCATTCTTGATAATACTTGCTGCAACTTCAAATGTGTTAATTGAATCATATCAGCAAAGCCAGTAATTCGCTTTACTAGCGAGTCAATCTTACCGTTATACATTCTTGGGGCAACGATAGCGTAATTCATTTTAACCTTAGTGAAATCGCTTTTAGGGCGCATCATGTTTTTAGACATTTCCCATTTAAGTAGTTTATCTGTACCAAGAATAATAGCGCCATCATAAAGACACTCTATAGATCTTTGCATCTTGCTATACCCACCCTCCATATCATCTGGGGGATTAAAAGAATCGTCTTTAGGTATGATTTTATCAGCACCGGATCCAGTTTCTTTAACCTTATAAACTTCGTTCATATAAGTTTTATAATTGAAATATAAAACTTGTATTGTATTGTTATCTTCTTTATCGTAAGTATGCCTTGAGTTGTGATTAGATCTATTATTAGACTTGTTTTTCATTATCTCATTTAAATCTTCTTCTGACAAATGAGGAAATTGTTTAGCTAATTCGTTTGCGGGTATAGTTTTAACCTCCCCAACATAATATATATCTTCAAAATAAGGTGAGTCGCTGTAAGAATACACAAGGTTAGCGGGGTCAACATAGTCTATAACAACACCTTCGGATGTATTAAAACTGGTTTTTACAGCCCCAATGCCTAATACTGTTAAATCATAATAAAATCTTTTCTTAGTTAACTCATATTTATTACCCTCAAACAAAGTATTTAAAGCTTGTTCTTCTGCTAACTCTATAGCTTGTTTATATGACAACTGCATATGTATGCCTAGTTCTTCTTGAGAGCCGGGTAGATCTTCGTCTTTTACACCACTCTCTGTTATATCCATGCCAAATTTCTTTTTCACATCTTGGTTGAACTCGCGCATTTCCATATCCATGAGTATGTTTTCCATGTACTCAGTTCTTTTATTGATCCCATTAGGAGATTGCGAATAGGCTTTTATATCATAAGTTCTTTCAGCAATACCGTTTACAACAATATCTACAAATTTAGATATGATTGGAATTGGCTTCCAGTCTAAATTTAAATAGGACAAATCACCGTTGATCGATAACTCATCCTTATATTTTTGAACAGACTGCTCGCCCCTAGCGTACAATCTTAAATTATGAAAATCATTGTGGTTAGATTTATATCTACCAGAACCACTATCGTTGTTAAACCACTCTTGCTCTATCGCCTTACCTACTTTTAACCCATACTCATAGCTTAACTTCTCAGCATCGCTGACCGTTTGACTTGGGAAATAACTTTTAATGCCAGACTCTGCCATATTATTATTTGATTATTTGTGAATTGTTTCCGGTGTTACTGTATTTAGAAACGTTTATGTTTAGTTTTTGTTTTTTTACCTCCGCGTTTGGCCTGTATAAATGCCTATTATTAGCCATAACCGCTAAACCAGAGCTTATTGACGCATCATGTTTTGTTCTTTTGTTTATATCAAACTTTGTCCAATCGTTTAAAAGCTCATTGAAATAACAATCACCGTGTGTTCCATCTTGCTTGACGCCAACGTGATCTTGAATATACATTTCAATCGCAGCAGCGTGTGCTTGTTTTATATCTTCACTTGAATTAGGTATTCCACCAACTTCTTTCTCCGCTACAGATAATTTGTTCCATATCTTATCAGGTCTGTTCATACTAAACCCTCTATATCCTCTTCGCCTTAAATAGTACAGCAAACGTGGTTTATTGTTCTCTGCTAATATTGGCATCCCGTAAAAAACTAAAGCCATTAGAACATCTTCAAAGAACATTTCTGCTGTTGGTGGTCTTGACAAGTATTCTAAAAAGAAACTGTTAGCCGGAGCATCTTCCATTGAAAACCTAGTTAAACCGTGTAAAGCTCCTTTAGATCCAACTCCATCCACTGTTCCTGATATATCGTAACTATCACAACCAAAAGCACCCATATGTTCATTTCCTGGATACTTGATACCATTCTTAAGTACAACATGGTTTTGTATTTGTTGAGGTGGAACCCAGCTAACCTTAAACCTACCCTTAGGGTCCGGGTAAAATACAACTTGTGAGTCTTTAATGCCGTTTACCCATTGAAAATTACCTTTAGTAACTCCCAAGGTGTTTTTCATTTCTTCGTTATAATCTATTTGTTCATATAACTTAACAAGATTAAATATGCTTCCTTTAGTCTCATCTCTAAATGCATGTTCTGTTGTTCTTGGAAACTGCCGGTAGAATTCGTTTAAACCATCTGAATCATCTTTTAAACCATCTACTTCATTTTGCCAGTTATCTATTACACCTACATCTATTAGTTCACCGCTTGGGTCGAACCGATCGACATCAGGAGTAGTGAAAACTGGAACTCCGTACTCATCAATAAATCCTTCGTAGTTCCATTCCATTGGGATAAACAAAGAGTATAAACCAGACTTTGTCTGGCCATTTCTGTTTCTTTTTGTAACATCTGAAGCATCGTATAGTTTTTTAAAGTTTTCACCTCCTTTATCTAAAGCATTTGACGTTGATCCCATCATACACTTACCAATAATTCTACTACCTAATCTTAAACAAGTTTTTGTAACTCTCCAGTTATTTAATATATTGTCTGGCCTTTCCCACTTACCACTTTCATCATGCACTAGTAGAGCTAGTTTTTCACCATCATAACTATTGTCTCCAGTATTCTTCCAGTCAATCGTTGTATCTAACCCTTTTATATCTTCCAGCTTTTCATTAGCCGTGATTTTTTTTCTAGTAAACTTACTAGCAGGTACACGATAAGCAAGCTCGGACTTAGGACGATCCATACCATCTTGGACA